GAGCGAGAGCATCACTTTACAAACTTATCTAAGGAGATTACTACACTAACGCATGGCATTTCTAAAAACAATACTCGCATCTCTGGGTGTCAACGACAAATCAGAGATTTGGAATCGGAAATTCAAACTATTACCGATAAATGTGCAAACAGAAATACTGAGCATGAGAAACTAGAATCCTTTCAGAATAAGTTAGCAGAGACATATGAGGCATTAGCCTCAGAAAAAGAAACCATCCAATATCATAATTTTAATTATGGGTTACTCAAGGATGGTGGAGTTAAGTCCAAAATCATAAAGAAGTATCTACCACTGATCAATCAGCAGGTGAATAGGTATCTTCAGATGATGGACTTTTATATTAATTTTACATTGGATGAGGAGTTTAACGAGACTATTCAATCTCCTATCCATGACAATTTTTCTTATTCCTCCTTTAGTGAAGGGGAGAAGATGCGTATTGACCTAGCACTTCTCTTTACTTGGAGAGAGGTAGCACGGTTTAAAAATTCTGTCAACACCAATCTCCTGATCATGGATGAGGTGTTTGATTCCTCACTTGATGGGTTCGGAACGGAAGAATTTCTTAAGATTATCCGCTTTGTCATCAAAGATGCTAACATTTTTGTCATATCTCACAAGACAGGTATGGACGATAGGTTCGATAGTGTGCTAAAATTTGAGAAAGTAAAAGGATTCAGCAGGTTAGCCCTATGATCGGAATTGTTGGTAATGGTTTCGTTGGCAATGCAGTTTACCAGAACGTAAGAGATAAAGCTCCAACCAAGGTCTATGACGTAGATCCCAATAGATCTTTTAATACTCTAGAAGAGGTTCTAGATCAGCAGTACATTTTTGTCTGCCTTCCTACTCCTATGAAAATGGATGGTAGTTGTGATCTATCCATCTTGGATAGTTTCTTTGCTGGTATCAAGCAGGAGGATTATGTTGTTAAAGAAACTGTCTTTATCATCAAGTCCACTGTTCCTATTGGAACCACCAAAGCATATGCTGAGAAGTATGAGTTTCTTACTATTGCTCATAACCCAGAGTTCCTCACTGCTAGGAATGCTGTGGTTGATTTTAAGAATGCAGAGAGAACTGTAATAGGTGGAAATCAATATGCTGCTAGAGATGCAGCTAATTTTTATTATAGATTCTTCCACGAAACTCCAGTTATTACTATGACCTCTGATGAGAGCGAGGCAGTCAAGTATTTCTCTAATACCTTCTTGGCTTATAAGGTAGCATATTTTAATAAGATATATGATATGTGTGAGAAGGTGGGTATGGATTATAAGAATGTGGTAGAGGGGGTGACTGCTGATAGTAGAATCGGTACATCACATACCAAAGTGCCTGGTATTGATAATGATAGAGGTTTTGGTGGAACTTGCTTTCCCAAAGATCTCAACTCCTTGATTGTCCAATTAGAAAAAGAGGACATCAATGCTGATATGTTCAGAGAGATCTGGAAGTATAATCAGGAGATCCGCACTGTTATTGATTGGACGGTAACATGACAGAAAAGATTTTAATTACAGGTGATAAGGGATTTATTGGAGGACATCTAAGAAATTGGTTGGTGGAATCTGATGCCTATGGGGAGTGGCAAAATGAAAGATTGGAAATAGATGGTATGGATTTTCCTAATGATATAGGATTTTTTCAACCAACAAAGAAGTATGATTGTGTTATTCATCTAGCAGCCTTTGCTGCTTTGAGAGAAAGTTTTGAAGATCCTGATAGGTTTTGGGAGAATAATGTAACCAAGTCTCAACCTATTTTTGATTATTGTAGACGGAATAATGTGAGGTTATTATATGCAAGTTCTGCTGGTGCTCATGGGTGGTGGCAGAATCCTTATGCTATTACCAAGAAGGTAAATGAATTACAAGCACCCCCTAATAGTGTGGGTATGAGATTCTTTAATGTATGGCATGAGTCTGATAGTAGACGGGATATGCTTTATAGAATGCTTCAGGAGAATACTGCTAAGTACATTACAAGGCACAAAAGAGATTATATTCATGTCCATGATGTTGTAAGTGCTATCATAACATTGATGGGTTCTAATTTCAGAGGACATCTTGATGTTGGATATGGAGAAGCAATCCCCGTCATGGATATAGCAAAGGCAATGGGACGGGATTTGCCTATTAAAGAGGACACACCAGGCGAACCAGACAGTTTATGTGCTGACACAAGGCCCTTGCGTCAATTGGGATGGAGACCTACAATAAATATTATGGATCATCTTCAAGGCAATGACCCCAAACTGGCAACATCATTCCAAGAAAGAGAAGAAACGAACTCTTAAACCACAGGCTCTACGTGCTGCAAGGAAAAGACGTGGACAGTTGATAAAGCGTCTACAGACCGCCCCAAAGAGGCGGTTTTCTAGTATGATAGGTACATCAAACGAAAAGACACATGGCAGTTCAAAAAGAAATCAAGTCACAACTTGCCAAACTTCTTGCTACTGAGGATATCGTAGTAGAGCATAAGCAATGTGAGACTGCACAGTTCAATGTTCATACTCGTGTGTTAACTCTTCCGATGTGGGAGAAGGCTAGTAATAATGTATATGATATGTTGGTGGGTCATGAGGTAGGACATGCACTCTTTACTCCTGATGAAGATTGGACAAAGGAAGTAAAGGTTCCTCAACAATTTATTAATGTGGTAGAGGATGCAAGAATTGAGAAATTGATGAAAAGAAAGTATATGGGTATTGCCAAATCCTTCTATAGAGGGTATAGTGAACTACATGATAAAGATTTCTTTGAAGTAAAGGATGAAGATCTTAGTACTTTTAATCTTGCTGATCGTGCTAATCTATATTTTAAGATTGGTTCGTTCCTTGACCTATCTTTTTCAGATGCTGAAAAGGAGATTATCACTCTAATACAAAATGCCGAAACGTTTACTGACACCCTCTCAGCAGCAGAAACGCTATATAATTTCTGCAAGCAGGAGCAACAACAAAAAACCTCTCAGCCTCAAGAGGATGTGGAAGAAGATATGGGAAATGAACCTCCTTCAAGTGATAGTTCAGGTACTGGGGATAGTAACATTGATAGCACTGGGGATAATGGTTCTTCCGTTTCTGACTCTGATAGCGATGCTCCTGTGGAAAGTGGGAGTCGTAGTCCTAATATTGATTCTGGGAATAGCGATAGCAACGATGAGCCCACTGTAGAAACATCTGAAGCATTTAATAGTTCAATTCAGGATCTTATCAATTATAACGGGATTGAGAATGCATATATTGAGAGACCTGATTTAAATATTGAGAATATTATTGCATCTAATAAAGATGTTCATAAGGAGATTGATTATCATTGGGATCAGGAAAGAGTAATATTTAAAGAGAGACAAGAGAAATACCATCATCTTCCAGTAGAGATGTTTGAAGAAGTTGATGCTGAGTTTGCAAAGTTTAAGAGAGATGCTCAGAAAGAAGTTTCTTATCTTGTAAAAGAATTTGAGTGTAAGAAAGCTGCTGATGCATATGCTCGTTCCACCACTAGTAGAACAGGAGTTCTTTCTACAGAGAAGTTACATACCTATAAGTTTAATGAGGATCTCTTTAAGAAGATAAGTGTTGTTCCTGATGGTAAGAATCATGGATTAGTCTTTATTCTTGATTGGTCTGGTTCCATGTCTGGAGTGATGATGGATACTTTGAAGCAACTTTATAATCTAATTTGGTTCTGTCGTAAAGTTTCTATTCCTTTTGAGGTTTATGCTTTTACAAATGAATGGAATAGATCTGTTAGAGATTATGCATCAGGTAAAATTGATGCTGTTGATCCTAAACCTCTTTATGAAGAAAAAGAATATATTTTTCGTGTAGATGATGGATTTACTTTAATGAATTTATTCACAAGTAAGGTAAATGCACAAACTCTTGATCACCAATTATTAAATATCTGGAGAGTTGCTAATGCATTTTACAATAGATATGGTTCTTATTATAGTTACCCTCATAAACTATGTTTATCAGGAACTCCTTTGAATGAGACTTTACTTTCTTTACATAAAATTATTCCTCAGTTTCAAAAAGAGAATAAGTTACAGAAAGTTCAATGTATTATTTTGACTGATGGAGAGGCAGCTCAACTTCCTTATCATAAAGAAGTGATGCGTCATTGGGAAGATGAACCATATTTGGGATGTAGAAATGTTAATCCATCTAGTTGTTTCTTCCGTGATCGTAAAGTTGGAAAGACCTATAAGATTGGATATGGTTATCCTGAATTTACTGATATGTTAGTTCAGAATCTTAAAGATAATTTCCCATCAACTAACTTCATTGGTATTCGTGTTCTTGAAACTCGTGATGCTAAGTGGTTTATTAAGAGATACTATGATGAGTGGCGTGATCAGAAGGCATATGAGAAAATTGTTAGTGAGTGGAGAAAAGTAAAGGCTTTCACTATTAAAAAATCTGCCTATGATGCATACTTTGGATTGTCTTCCTCTGCTTTATCTGCGGATACTGACTTTGATGTTGATGATTCCGCAACAAAAGCACAAATTAAGAGAGCATTTGTTAAGTCTCTTAAAACTAAGAAACTAAATAAGAAAATACTTGGTGAGTTTATTGAACTTGTGGTATAATGACTGAAAAAATTGATACTCAGGGGATGAGTGGCCCTGCAACAAAGGGATGTAAGGACAATATCTTTCCTAAAGATGCTGATGGTAATCCAATTTATCCACCAGCAAACTTTAGAGAGTTGCCTATCTT